GCTTGGAGTTCAGCTGTTAACGGCTGCAACCGGACAGCGTAAATTGCCCGAATAAAGTACACATTTTACCCGATTTCAGGGGCAAAACATTGTGTACATTATGGTGCAGATATAACTTGCTATTTCCTCCAAGTAGAGCGAATATGTGACACACACAAAGAAAAACACACATTTTTTGGAGGAAAAAGTTATGAATACCAAGGTTGCAAACCAGATCGCAGAGATGAAGAAGCAGACGATCGGCGTTGAGGTTGAGATGAACAACATCACCCGCCGCAAGGCAGCACAGATCGCCGCCGATTTCTTTGGCACGGGACGCTACAGCGACACCGCTTACCGCAACGGCTACCAAACCTGGAGTGCTTGGGACGACCAAGATCGGGAATGGAAATTCCAAAAAGATGTCAGCATCACGGGTCCTGACGACGAAAAATGCGAGATGGTCACACCGATCCTCACCTACAGCGATATGGAAACCTTGCAGGAGCTGATCCGCAGACTACGCAAAGCCGGAGCCAAGAGCGATGCCACACGGTGCTGCGGAGTCCACATCCACATCGGTGCAAAAGGTCACACACCGCAGAGCCTTCGCAACCTTGCAAACATTATGGCAAGCCACGAAAGCCTCCTGGCTTCCGCATTACTCCTCGACAACTACCGCATTACACGCTACTGCCGGACGGTTGATCCTCGATTCCTCGAGAAGGTCAACACACGCAAGCCCAGCACAATGGCAATGCTTGCAGACATTTGGTACACCAGCCACGATGCATCCTACGGCAGAAGCCAGCACTACAATGACAGCCGATACCATATGCTCAACCTCCACGCAACCTTCACCAAGGGAACGGTTGAGTTCCGGCTTTTCCAATTTGATTCCCCCTCCGCAGATCGCAAGGGTGGCCTCCACGCAGGACAGCTGAAGAGCTACATTCAGCTTTGCCTTGCACTGAGCCAAATGGCAAAGGAAGTCCGCACCGCAAGCCCCAAGCCCCAGCAGAACGAGAACCCCAAATACGCAATGCGGACTTGGTTGCTTCGGCTCGGCTTCATCGGTGACGAGTTCAAGACCGCAAGAGACCTCTTCACCAAGCGGTTGGATGGAGACGCTGCCTTTAGAACCGGCAGACCTAGCTAATCCGCACCGCACCTTCTGACCGCTTCGGCGGTCTTTAGGTGGTAGAAGCACCTTTTGCTTACACTATACTTTGGAGGTTGGACAAATGGAAAAACGATACTACTTGGCTTACGGAAGCAACTTGAATGTACGGCAGATGATGATACGCTGCCCCTCGGCACGAATGATTGGCACGGCAACCATTGAGGACTACCGGCTGATGTTCAAAGGCAGCAAGACCGGATCTTACCTCACCATTGAGCCGGAGGAAGGCTGCTCGGTGCCGGTCGGTGTTTGGGAGGTCAGCGAGGCCGATGAACTTGCTTTGGATCGCTACGAAGGGTTTCCCACCTTCTACTACAAGAAGGAACTGGAGCTACCCATTACGGGTATCCGCACCGGAAAGGTACGGCGCAGAAAAGCCTTCGTTTACATTATGCACGAGGATCGGCTACTGGGTATCCCCAGCAATATGTATATGCGGATCTGTATGGAAGGTTATATGGACTTTGGCTTCAACTACGATACCCTTTGGGAAGCCTATGAATACAGCAGACAGGAGAATGGGAAATGAAACCAAACAAGCGCACCACAGCAACCTGCCCCTTGTGTGGGCAGATCTACATTGACCACCCAGCCATTTCCAGGACGGACAATGAAACCCTCATTTGTCCCGACTGTGGCACCCGTGAAGCCCTCCAGGGGCTTGGGATTGATGCCACCGAGCAGGACAAGATCATAGAGTCGATTCACCGCTGCAAGGCAAACCTGGACTAACAACCGAATATTCACCAAGGCCCTTCGGGGCCTTTTTCTTATCCCCTAAAGGAGGTGACCGCATATCAGAAAGCTGAAAAAGTACAAGCCGACTAAGTTTATGGCGAAGGGCTCCTACTACGATAAAAACGCAGCTGACTATGCGGTTAACTTTATCGAGTGCCTTTGCCACACAAAAGGCACCTGGGCAAGAAAGCGGTTTGAACTGATCGATTGGCAGGAGCAGATCATTCGAGATGTTTTCGGAACAATCAAACCAAACGGCTACCGGCAGTTCAACACCGCTTATATTGAGATTCCTAAAAAGCAAGGCAAGTCCGAACTTGCTGCCGCCGTTGCACTACTGCTCACTTGCGGTGACGGTGAGGAGCGTGCCGAGGTTTACGGCTGTGCAGCAGATCGCCAGCAGGCATCTATCGTTTTCAATGTTGCTGCGGATATGGTTCGGATGTGTCCTGCTTTGGCAAAACGGGTGAAAATCCTTGACTCGCAGAAGCGGCTGATCTACTTACCCACCGGCAGCATCTACCAGGTGCTGTCCGCTGATGTCGGCAATAAGCACGGCTTCAATACACATGGTGTTGTCTTTGATGAGTTGCATACCCAGCCGAACCGAAAGCTCTACGATGTTATGACGAAGGGCTCCGGTGATGCTCGTATGCAACCTTTGTATTTCCTAATTACCACGGCAGGCAACGACACGAAGTCTATCTGCTATGAGGTACACCAAAAAGCGAAGGACATCATTGACGGTCGGAAGATCGACCACACTTTTTACCCATGTATTTTCGGTGCTGACGAGGCAGACGATTGGACAGACCCAAAGACCTGGAAGAAAGCAAACCCTTCCCTTGGTATTACCGTAGGGATTGACAAGGTCAAGGCGGCTTGCGAGTCTGCAAAACAAAACCCTGCCGAGGAGAACACTTTCCGGCAGCTCCGCTTGAACCAATGGGTCAAGCAGGCTGTACGCTGGATGCCTATGGAGAAGTGGGATCGCTGTGCGTTTGCCACTAACGAGGATCAGCTGGAAGGCCGTGTCTGCTACGGCGGTCTCGACCTTTCGTCCACAACGGATATCACAGCCTTTGTCCTGGTGTTCCCACCGACCGATGAAGCAGACAAGTTTGTGGTGTTACCGTACTTTTGGATACCTGAGGACAACTTGGATCTGCGTGTCAGACGAGACCATGTTCCCTACGATCTGTGGGAACACCAAGGCTTCCTGCAAACCACCGAGGGCAATGTTGTCCACTACGGCTTCATTGAGAAGTTCATTGAGAAGCTGGGTGAGAAATTCAACATCCGTGAAATAGCCTTTGACCGTTGGGGTGCTGTCCAAATGGTGCAGAACCTGGAAGGCATGGGCTTTACAGTTGTTCCTTTCGGACAAGGCTTCAAGGATATGTCTCCTCCCACCAAAGAGCTGATGAAGCTTACCTTGGAGGAGCGGATTGCCCACGGTGGTCATCCCGTGTTGCGGTGGATGATGGACAACATTTTCATTCGTACCGATCCGGCAGGCAATATCAAACCGGACAAAGAAAAGTCCACAGAGAAGATTGACGGTGCCGTTGCCACCATTATGGCTCTCGACCGTGCGATCCGCTGTGGCAATGATACCAGTGCCTCGGTTTATGACAGCCGAGGGCTTATGTTTATATAAAATGGAGGCGTGAATATGGAAAAACCTATCAAGCACATCGTATCACTCTCCGGTGGCAAAGACTCAACCGCTATGCTCCTACGAATGATCGAGGAGGGCTGGCCAATTGATATTATTCTGTTCTGCGATACCGGTATGGAGTTTGATGCTATGTACCGGCACATCGATAAGGTGGAAAAATACATCGGCAGACCGATTGTCCGGCTGAAATCTCATCAATCCTTCGAGTACCTGTTCTACGATTACTCACCCAAACGCGCCAACCCCAGGCTAGAACAGTATCGTGGCTTTAGTTGGCCGGGGCCTCGCAACCGATGGTGTACAGCAATGCTGAAAACCAGAATCATCTCTCGGTATCTCAGAGAGCTTTCCAAGAAATACACATTGGTGCAGTACATTGGGATTGCTTCGGACGAACCGAAACGCATCCGGGAACACAGATACCCACTTGTGGAATGGGGTATGACAGAAGTAGATTGCTTGGCTTACTGCAAGGAGAGGGGCTTCGATTGGGAAGGTTTGTATGACATCTTCCACAGGGTGTCCTGCTGGTGCTGTCCGCTGCAATCTTATGATGAGATGCGAAAGCTTCGGAAGCATTTCCCGGATCTGTGGCAGAAACTGCTGTATATGGACGAGCATACCTGGCGCACTTTCATCAAGGGCTACACAGCCAAACAACTGGATATCCGCTTTGCTTTTGAAGAAGAGCTAACCGCCAATGGTCAGCCCATCAAAGGCAAGGCGTTTTTTAATGCCCTTAGAGAAAAACTGGAGGAAGCACCGTGATCAATATCTTTGTACAGAAAAATGAAGCACGAGTAGTGAGCTACGAACGGCTTACCTCCGGAACAGCAAATACATTCAGCGTCCAGTTTACATTCTCTTCGGATTGGGATTGTCTGCACAAGACGGCGGTCTTTACCAACGGAATTACGACCATTGATGTGTTGGAGAATATGTGGCGCTCAGATAATATCTGCCATATACCGCATGAGATACTGGCTGAACCCAATCGACTGGTTCGAGTCGGTGTGCGAGGAACCTTGCTGAATGAGCTACAGCTATCCACCCCTATGTGCAGCATTGGCAATGTTCTGCGTGGAGCGGATGCTTTCGGTGACAAGACAACTGATCCTACGCTTCCTGTTTGGGAGCAGTTGCGAGAGGATTTTTGTGCGAATTTCGGCTGCACCACATCTTTGGAGAAGCGTAAGGCTCCCGGCAGCGGTGCAACAAGTCTGCGCGTGTATTTGGGAAACATTGCCAGTCTGCCAGCCAATGCAGAGCTGCACCTATACCGCTGTGTACGCAACCGCCACAGACGAACGTACTGGCAGCACCCCACAAACTATAACTACACGAAAGAGGATGGCAACCCCAAGTGGGGCTATGGACTCATAGCCAATAAGAATGTTGCTCACACCGGAGAACAAACCTACCCCGAAGTTCCTTACTGGATGCCTAATGCCGGGTATATGAACACCGAAATGCAGATCACTTCAGCGGATCGTACGAATGGTTATATTGACCTGGATCTGTCAACCTATCTGCTGCCGCTCCTAAAACCTGTCAGCGAAGATCAGAGTTGGACGGAGTGTGGCTTTGTTGGCTTGCAAGGTGCCGGCACGAACAACTCGTTACTACTCCGGTTCCGCATTTGCAAGAATGGCATTCCCATTGACGAACCTGGAGATGTCTTGCGGCTAGGTGTCCGTGGAAACTACACCCCCAGTGAGGAACAGCCTTTTTTGATCGAAGGCAAAATCAACTGCAAGGCTCTGTACACCAGTATCAAATAAAACCCCTATCTGCCATCTGCTCGATTGCTTGCAGTCGTTTGGTTTTATCCGTCCTTCGGGAGTCAGGCTGAACTTGGTTTGCAGAGCGGTTTTACTAAACTTGAACAGGAGGAATCCAATATGAACCTGCTGAAGGGCATCTTCAGATCCAGGGACAAGCCCAAAAACAGAACTGTGGGCAGCAGCTATGCCTTCTTTATGGGCGGCTCCACATCCGGCAAGCCGGTCAATGAACGATCCGCAATGCAGATGACGGCGGTGTATTCCTGCGTAAGAATTCTGGCAGAAGCGGTTGCGGGTCTGCCGCTTCATTTGTACAAGTACACCGAAACCGGTGGCAAAGAGAAGGCGGTGGATCACCCACTGTACCGATTGCTTCACGATGAGCCAAACCCAGAAATGAGTTCTTTTGTGTTCCGGGAAACCCTTATGACTCATCTGCTACTGTGGGGCAATGCCTATGCACAGATCATTCGCAACGGCAAAGGTGAGGTGCTTGCACTGTATCCGCTGATGCCCAACAAAATGACCGTGGATCGTGACGAGAACGGTCAGCTGTACTACACCTACCAGCGATCCAACGAAGAAGCGCACACGATGGAAGGTGCATCGGTTAAGTTGCAGCCCTCCGATGTGCTGCACATTCCGGGACTGGGATTTGATGGTCTCGTTGGATACAGCCCCATCGCTATGGCAAAGAACGCTATTGGCATGGCAATTGCCTGCGAGGAGTTCGGTGCCAAGTTCTTTGCAAACGGTGCAGCGCCCTCTGGTGTATTGGAACATCCCGGCACGATCAAAGACCCGGCCAGGGTTCGAGATGCGTGGCAGAGTCAGTTTGGTGGCTCGTCCAATTCCGGTAAGGTGGCTGTCCTGGAAGAGGGTATGAAATATACTCCCATCTCCATCTCTCCGGAACAAGCACAGTTCCTGGAAACCCGCAAATTCCAAATCAATGAAATTGCTCGAATTTTCAGAGTCCCTCCCCATATGGTGGGTGACCTCGAAAAGTCGAGCTTTTCTAATATTGAGCAGCAATCCCTTGAGTTTGTGAAATACACCCTCGACCCCTGGATTATCCGGTGGGAGCAGTCGATGATGCGTGTTCTGCTATCCCTCGACGAGAAAAAGGATCTGTTCATCAAATTCAATTTAGAGGGTCTGCTCCGAGGTGATTATCAAAGCCGAATGAACGGCTATTCCATTGCAAGACAAAACGGCTGGATGTCCGCCAACGACATCCGTGAGCTGGAGAACCTTGACAGGATTCCGGCTGAGCAAGGCGGCGATCTTTACCTCATCAACGGCAGTATGCTCCCGCTTGGACACGCGGGTGCTTATGCAGATATCAACCCAACAGAAACGGAGGAAACCAATGAAGACCCAAGCGAAGAAGTTCTGGGCATGGAAAAACCTGGCGGACGAAGGTCAGCCCGAAGAACGGGTGCTTGAGCTGTACGGCACGATCGCCGAGGAAAGTTGGTTTGACGATGATATCACTCCCCGGATGTTCAAGGAAGAGCTGCTTTCCGGTGACGGCGATATTACCGTGTGGATCAATTCTCCCGGCGGTGACTGTGTAGCAGCCAGCCAGATCTATACCATGCTTATGGACTACAAGGGCAATGTCACCGTCAAGATCGATGGCATTGCGGCATCTGCTGCCTCGGTCATTGCTATGGCCGGCACCAAGGTGCTGATGGCACCCACCGCACTGATGATGATTCATAACCCTATGACCGGTGCGTTTGGAGATTGTGAGGAGATGCAGAAGGCAATCGAGATGCTGAACGAGGTTAAGGAAAGCATCATCAATGCCTACGAGATCCGCACCAATCTGTCCCGTGCCAAGCTGTCTCACCTTATGAGCAGCGAAACCTGGATGAATGCAAAGAAGGCTATTGAACTTGGCTTTGCCGATGAGATTCTCACCGATGAGAAGCTGGCAACCGCTGAAGTTCCCGCGTTTGCATTTTCCAGCAAAGCAGTGGAGGCGGCACTGATGAACAAGATCACCGCCAAGGCAAAGCCTGTGGTCAAGGCGGAAGCCAAACCCAAGGCAAAGACCGAAGCCCCGGCCGAGCCGGAAGTCAAACGTGGCAGATCTGTCGCAGAACTGATGGATCGCCTCAACCTTATGAAACATTAATGGAGGTAATGTAATGACTATTATCGAGTTGCGCAATAAGCGTGCAAAGGCTATGGAAGCCGCAAAGGCTTTCCTGGAATCCCACAGAGGCGAGGATGGCTGCCTGTCCGTTGAGGACGATGCCACCTATACCAGCATGGAAGCAACCATTGCCAAGCTGGGTACTGAGATCGGTCGTATGGAGCGTATGGAGGCTATGGATGCCGAACTGGCTAAGCCCGTTGCTACCCCCATCACCGAAAAGCCTGCCACTACCGCAAAGGTAGAGACCAAGACCGGTCGTGCTGCTGACGAGTACAAGAAGGCTTTCTGGAATGCTACCCGTACCAGAGACGGTATTTCTCACGAGGTGCGCAATGCACTGCAGGTGGGTGCTGACACCGAGGGCGGCTATCTGGTTCCCGATGAGTTCGAGAACACCCTGGTAAAGGCGCTGAACAGCGAACACATCATCCGTAACCACGCCCACGTTTTCCAGACCAACTCCGGCAGCCACAAGATCCCCGTGGTCACCGCCAAGGGTACTGCATCCTGGGTCGATGAGGAAGGTCCCATTCCCGAGGGTGACGATGCCTTTGGTCAGCAGACCATCGGCGCACACAAGGTCGGCACTATCATCAAGGTTTCCGAGGAGCTGCTGAATGACTCCGCTTTCGACCTGGAGGGCTACTTT